AAAACACTAGAAGCACATAAAGCAGAACAAAACTAATGGCGTTTCTTGTCCATAATTTACCTCCAGTCCAATGCTTTGTTAAGAAAGAATTTCTCTATGACTTTGAAAAAGGTTTTGGTGAATATGAACCATGCATATGGATGACAATCAAATGTATTAAAGGCCAAGCGTTTCGTATTGAGGCACTATTACCTAATTATGGTGCCTTGTATGATAAACTACCTTTACATGCTTTCGTGTCAAGGCAAGAATCACTAAATGATGCAATCTTGCCTTTGGATTACTTGCAAATTTGGGACGCTTTGAGTTATAATATTACTGTCATTGAAAAAGATAATTTGCGAATGTTGAAATGCAAGTTCTTAGACAAAGATAGGAAGTGGCATTTTGGTGAGTATATGTTCACCGTGGATTTTTGCCAAAACGACCCTGGCTATTTGAATACAGGATTTTCTGAAACAGTAGAAGAACATAAGAGTTATAATTTTATTAAGTTGGACAATGGACAGTTTGCTGCCCAACCAAATAATAAAACATTATTCTATGATGCTTCTCTGACAGTACCTGAATTCAAAATGCCAGATTTTAAAATAGCAACAAAGCTGTATTCAGTAGAGAAATACAATAAACATTCTGCAAGGAATAATAATGATTTCTTCTACGATTTTAAGGAAAGAAAAGAATGAATTTTCGTGAACTCGCTAAGAAATTGGCAATAGAGCATAAACTCCCAAGAGCCGAAAAATATGATTTGTTTTTACGGGACTTTGATAACATGGTGGAAGTTGTTGGTTGGATGCAAGACCCAACTCACGACATGAAGGACTTCCAAGGCCGTGAGATGTTATTTCCAAAACGCTGGGTTACAATTGGTGTATTGCCAGCAGAAACACAGGTGAAACTATGACAGTTAAATTAATTACATTTAAAACCAGTCAAACTGTTATGGCAGATGTTGACAATGAATGGCCTGACGGCCCCGTAACTACGGTTGATAAAGCAGCAACGATAGTTACATTGAAAAAGCCAGTTCAAGTAATTGTTCAACCAACGAAAGAGGGACCAATGATGGGCTTTGCTCCTTTCTTAGATTATGCCGAAGAATTCAACACAGGCATTGAAATATCTAAAGCAGATATTCTATGTGTAACTACACCGAGCCGTGAGCTAGAAAATCAATATAACAAGGTTTTTGGCAGTAATATTGAAATTGCCTCATTTATTCCAAAAGTATGATATAATGTATGAATGAATAAAAAATACTACACACATGTTCTATGCTTTGGTAATTACATTCTTTACCGAGGCATTAATAACGGTCGGAGAGTCAAGCAAAAGATTGAATACTCTCCGATTTTGTATTTTCCTACGAACAAAAAAACAGAATGGCGTTCTCTGCAAGGCGATGTATTAGAACCTAAGATGTTTGGTTCAATCAAAGAAGCAAAAGAGTTCATTCGCCGATACGAAGAAGTTCAAAACTTTAAGATGTTTGGCAACACTCGTCTGGAGTATGCTTTCATAGCCGACAACCAAAAGGGTGTTGTGGATTGGGACATCAATGACCTAGACATAGCTATCATTGACATTGAGGTGGGTTCAGAAAACGGTTTCCCAGACCCAGCCACCGCCAGCGAACCGGTAACCGCCATAGCTATAAAAAAACTAAATAAGCGGTTTAGCGTTTACGGATGTGGTAAATTCAACAATACCCGTGATGATGTTGACTATATTGAGTGTAAAGATGAATATACACTACTCAAATCCTTTCTAGCCGATTGGGAGAAGAACACACCAGATATCGTTTCTGGTTGGAATGTTAAGTTCTTTGATATTCCATATTTACACAATCGTATGCAAAAGATTCTTGGTCCTGATATGACCAGAAAGCTTTCGCCTTGGAATTCAGTTGTTGAACGAGAGAAGATTATCAAAGGCCAGAAACAAGTGGCATATGATATTTTTGGTGTTTCTTGTTTAGATTACATTGAGTTGTATCGTTGGTATGCACCAGGCGGTAAATCACAAGAGTCCTATAAACTAGACCACATTAGTTCTGTTGAGCTAGGCACCAATAAAGTAGATTACTCTGAGTATGATAATTTACATCAGCTCTACAAACACAATTATCAAAAGTTCATTGAATACAACATTAGAGATGTTGAAATTATCGTTGAACTAGAAGAAAAGTTAAAGTTGATTGAATTGGCTGCCACTTTGGCATACGATACAAAAACAAACTTTGAAGATGTATTTGCACAAACAAGAATGTGGGATGCTCTAATCAATTCTTATTTGATGGACAAAAAGATTATTGTTCCACCAAAAGAGAACAGAATTAAAGAATCAGCATTTGAAGGTGCATATGTAAAAGAACCACAAGTTGGCAAGCATGATTGGGTTGCATCATTTGACCTCAACAGCCTATACCCACACTTATTGATTCAATATAATATTTCACCAGAAACAATTATTGAACCATCTAACTACACACAAGAGATGCGTGACATTATCTCTGAAGGTGTAACAGTTGAAAAAATGTTGTATCAAAAAATTGATACTTCTAAGCTTAGTGGTGTTACTTTGACACCAAACGGCCAGTTTTTTACCACAGAACGGCAAGGCTTTTTGCCTAAGATGATGGAAGAAATGTATGAGGACCGAAAAAAGTTTAAGAACTTAATGATTAAGGCACAACAAGAGTATCAACTTGAAACGGATAAAACTAAGAAATATGAATTAGAAAAATTAATAGCACGATATAATAATCTACAACTTGCGAAAAAAGTTTCTCTAAACTCCGCTTACGGCGCTTTAGGTTCGCAATACTTCCGTTTCTATGATTTACGACAGGCATTGGCAGTCACACAAGCCGGTCAATTAAGTATTCGTTGGATTGAAAACAAACTGAATGAATACATGAACAATATTCTAAAAACAGAAGGAAACGATTATGTTATTGCGAGTGATACTGACTCCATTTATCTCCGTCTTGGAGAATTGGTCAATTCGGTGTATGAGAAAGAGGGTAGAGATAATCAAAAAATCATCGCCTTCATGGACAAGGTCTGTGAGGCTAAGATTCAACCGTTTATTGACAGAGCGTATTTGGATTTGGCGAACTATGTTAGGGCTCATGCTCAAAAAATGATTATGAAGCGTGAAGCGTTGGCAGACAAAGGTTTATGGACTGCCAAGAAGCGTTACGCATTGAATGTATATAACAACGAAGGTGTTGCATACAAAGAACCAAAGCTTAAAGTGATGGGTCTAGAAATGGTCAAGTCATCTACGCCTAGTGTGATTCGTATGAAGATGAAAGAAGTTTTAGATTTGATGATGCGTGGCACAGAAGAAGATGTTCATAAATTTATTGAAGATTTCAAAATAGAATTTATGAATCTGCCTGTTGAAGAAATATCCTCACCTAGAGGTTGTAATGGTATTTCTCAATACTCCGATTCGGCTACTTTGTATAAAAAAGGCACACCAATTCATGTCAAAGGTGCCATACTTTATAACTTTCATTTGAAAAAACTTGGCCTAGAAAAACAATATCCACTTATACAAGAAGGCGAGAAACTGAAATTCATCTATCTTAAAATGCCTAATCCCATTAAAGATACAGTCATTAGTTTTCCACAGAGATTACCAAAAGAGTTTGAGATACAGCAGTTCATTGATTATGATACACAGTTTGACAAGGCCTTTGTTGAACCAATTCGTATTGTGTTAGATTGTATGGGTTGGAAAACAGAGAAACAGAATTCGTTGGAGAGTTTTTTTGGATAACATTCGTGTCATACAAACTGGTTTAGATGTAAGTAAAATTAAAAATGAGCTAGAATTATTTCCACAAGATTGGGGTATTCAAACAGATATGGCTCATGCTGAAATGCTAGACCCTACTGTTAATCTAGTAAGTGCCAAAGTTTTACAATTGGTTGTAGGTGCGGTGCGAAATGCAAATGAAGATGCCAGAAATTCAGAGCTTTGTATTCCAACTCCTGCATGTGGTCACCACACCGAAATACTCCGCTGGGCATGGAAAACATTTGGCCGTTTTGCTCGTTGTGCCTTTTTGTCTTTGCCTGTTGGTAAAATAGTAGGCAAGCACATAGATGAAGGCACTTATTACCTTACGAAAGACCGATATCATCTTTCCATCCAAGGCCGTTATAGATATAGTGTAGGAGATGAATCTGTGATTGTAGAACCTGGCACATTCCTGTGGTTTAATAATAAGTTACCACACGGCACCGAAAACATTGGTGATGAAACACGCATTACATTTGTGATTGATGTACCTCACGACCCAAAAAATCCATGATACAAGTTTGGTTACCTTTTTCAACAGCAATTGCTCTCTCAGGCATAGCCGCCTATTATTCAGTAATTGGCCTTGCACAGATATTTCCTGGCTCTTTTTGGCCAATTATCTTAATGGGTTCTGTATTAGAGATGGCTAAATTAGTAACAGTATCTTGGTTATATAACAATTGGAACAACACTATACGAGTGATGCGATATTATTTTTTATCGGCTATCGTGTTACTCATGGTGATTACTTCAATGGGTATTTTTGGTTATCTTTCAAAAGCACATTTAGATTCTAATGTAATTCTTGGTGCAAACTCAGTTCAATTAAAAACATTAGAAACACAAGAGAAGATTGCAAAAGATAGGTTGACATATCTATTACAGAGAGCAGGCGACCCAGCAACAGCAAGCAATAAGATTGACAGGCAGATACAAGAAACACAGACAGAACTAAAACGAATTTCAACAGAGAAGTTGCCGTTGATGGCCGAAGAAAACAAATTGGCGGCCGAGATAGGGCCAATTAAATATATTGCCGAGTTGTTCTACTCTAAAGATGATCCAGGTTTTATTGACAAGGCAGTAAGAGCAGTCATTATGGTTATCATTATTGTATTTGACCCGCTTGCCGTTCTGTTACTGATTGCCGCCAATCAAACATATAAAAATATTCAAAACAGTCCCAAAGAAGAACTGAGACCTATCAAAAAGGCAAAAAAGAAAAAAGTAGTTGACAACACACCACATATTAGTATAGAATCCTTTTATACAGACAGCAATAGTGAAATAATTCCTAAAGACAAAATTACCAGATTAGATGGAGGTTCCTTTTAACATGAGTTTACTTGACAAACTAAAAAAGAATACAACGATTAAAGATAGTGCTATTCTTTCCAAATCAAAATTCTTTACCGACAAAGATGTAATACCAACTGAAGTGCCAATGGTTAATGTGGCACTTTCAGGCTCACTAGATGGTGGTTTGGTGCCTGGCCTTACGATGTTGGCGGGACCATCAAAACACTTTAAGACCGCCTTTGCTTTGTTGATGGCTTCATCATATACCAAAAAGTATAAAGATGCGGTGATACTATTCTATGATTCAGAATTTGGAACTCCACAAAAGTATTTTGAAACTTTTAACATTGATAAAGAAAGAGTTCTTCATACACCTATCACCGATGTTGAGCAACTAAAGCACGACATCATGGTGCAATTACAAGAGCTAGGTAAAGACGATAAACTCATTATCATTTTAGATTCAATTGGTAATCTAGCGTCAAAGAAAGAAGTTGATGATTCTATTGAAGGTAAATCTGTTGCAGATATGACCCGTGCTAAACAAATTAAATCATTGTTCCGCATGATTACACCACATCTTACAATCAAAGATATTCCAATGGTTGTAGTGAATCACACCTACAAAGAAATTGGTATGTTTCCACGAGATATTGTTGGCGGTGGTACAGGTTCTTATTACTCCGCTGATACGATTTGGATTCTTGGTCGTCAACAAGATAAAACCGCAGGCGAAGTTTCAGGTTATAACTTCATCATTAATGTGGAGAAATCTCGTTTTGTCCGTGAGAAGTCAAAGATTCCTGTAACAGTATCATTTGAAGGCGGTATTCAAAAATACTCTGGCCTTTTAGATGTTGCTCTAGAGGGCGGCTTCATACAGAAACCATCCAATGGTTGGTATGCAAAAGTTGACCAAGAAACAGGTGAGTTGGGTCAGAAGTATCGTGAAGCTGACACACATCATAAAGATTTTTGGGGAGACCTGCTAAAAAATGAGAAGTTTAAAGAATTTATTAATCAGAAATATGCTATCTCTTATGGAAGCATTATGCGAGAAGATGATGTTTTGGAAGAAACCGAAGATGCTTAAAGAAGGCAAAGATTTCGTCTTTGTTGACTTTAAGAATACCGACATTACAGGTATTCAAATCATTGCTGGTGATTATGAAGGTGTAGTTTATCATTATCATCAAGCAAAAATAGTTGAAGAAGGCGAAATGGCCAGATTGAAGTTTGGTTTCACCATTATCCATCCAGGTAAACATGACATTGACCTCTTGAAAGATGATGAGGATTTTGTTACAATCATGGGTGATATCTTAACACATATATTAACAGAAAAAGCGAAAGCAGATGAGCAGATTAGAACAGACGATTCTGAAGAATTTAATTTATAACGAGGCATATACAAGAAAAGTTTTACCTTTTATTCGTTCTGATTATTTTTCTGATGATGCAGAGAGAATTGTATTCAAAGAAGTATTTGATTTCGTAAACAAATACAAAAACTTACCAACTCACGAAGCACTTGTAATCAATTTCACCGAAACTAAATCGTTGACCGAACCACAAGTAAGGTCAGCGATTGAACTTCTCAACACTATCAAAGAAACAAAAGATGACACAGTAGAACTGGCTTGGCTTTCTGAGCAAACTGAGAAGTTTTGCCAAGACAAAGCCATCTACAATGCCATCATGGAATCTGTTGGCATCCTAGACGATAAACAATCTAAGAAGAACAAAGGTGAAATACCAAAACTACTAAGTGATGCTCTAGGCGTTTCATTTGATAGTAATGTTGGTCACGATTATATTCAAGATTATGATTCACGATATGACTTCTACCATCGTGTGGAATCTAGGGTTAAATTTGATTTAGACATCTTCAATAAAATTACCAAAGGCGGTCTGCCAGTTAAAACACTCAATATTGCTCTTGCAGGCACAGGCGTTGGTAAATCATTGTTCATGTGCCATTGTGCAGCTGCTTGTATTAGTCAAGGCCTCAATGTTCTATACATCACACTAGAAATGGCCGAAGAACGAATCGCCGAGCGTATTGACGCCAATCAATTGAACTTGACAATGGATGAATTGCGTATCATTAGTAAATCTGATTATGAAAGAAAGTTTTCGGTTCTCAAAAACAAAACACAAGGCAAATTAATTATCAAAGAGTATCCAACTGCCTGTGCTTCTGTGCTACACTTCCGTGCCTTGTTGAATGAATTGGCTCTAAAGAAAACATTTAAGCCTGATATCATCTTTATTGATTATCTAAACATTTGTGCCTCGGCTCGTATCAAACCAGGCGGAAATGTTAACAGTTATACTTACATTAAAAGTATTGCTGAAGAACTCCGTGGTCTGGCAGTAGAACATAATTTACCAATTGTTTCTGCCACACAAACAA